ACTTCTTGTTGATTTAATTGGTGTCGCTCCCATGTCGGGTACTTTACCAAAACCAAACTCAATCTTCTTAGCATATTCTACGTTAGAACCAATTAACACTTTGTTTTCTGTTGTCTTGTCTATGTCATCGTCCCAACCCTCGCTATTAGAGTTCTTCTCGTATTGCTTCGCTCTTTCTTTGCCAACTCTATATGTTATAGAAGCCCGTAATCGTCCACTATCAACCGGGCAGTTTTTACTTGCCCTTTCTTGAACGAATATACCTATACTCGTTAATGCTTTGTCTTGTGCTTTCTCATATGCTTTCTTTAGCTTAGTGTAATCAATATTAGACGTCATCTTAAAACTCATATAATCAACTCACAATCAACCTGATTAAATACGTCCATATTCATTACGTTATTGCTTTTAATAACCAAGTATTCGTTGCTATCAAATTTAATCTTGTCCGATACTCTTACATCGAATTCAAATGTATAAAACCTATTGCTTGCTACTGTGAAATCTTTTTCGCTTGTATAGGTTTCACTTGAATTGAGTTGTCGCATTCTTCCTTCTATTTCTTTTAACTTAACCCATTCTTTAGCAACTTGCCCAAAGGCATCTGTTGTATCTTGTTCCCTCCAAAGTTCAGCTGTTTCAAAATAATCTTCAATTGCCATAATTACACCAGTTTAATATTTCATTAAACACTTTTCTATATTGCCCTATCTTTTTACTGTATGCACTCACCCAACTACCGCCATCTTTAAAACTTATTGAATAATCTCCTAACTTTTCAGATGAAACCCCTGATTTATCTTTTTTACTTTCTATTTCTGTTGCTAAATCAATAAAACTTTTAGGTGGTGTTGATGCAATGATATATACTGTTTCGTCTTCAACTGTTTCGATATTTAACGTTTCGGTTACTGTTATTTTGGTAGGCGTAACACTTGATACCTTGTAAGCCCCATCATTTAAGTAAGAACCCTCAATTATTACATACATTCCAGCCTTATATGTTTCTTTGAAAGAACCTACAATGCCATCAGCTTCAATGCTATCAAATTCTTCAACATAACCTCTGTCAAAATAATTGTTACATTCTTTCATCAATTCATAAATCATTTAATCACCCCACTAACTTTTTGATTCCTCATACCAATCTAATACCAATCCACAATCTTGCGTGCTCCCGCTTACGTTTTCTAACTTAACTAAAAATTCTTCACCAGGACCAACTACTGTAAAAAATGCCTGTGAAGCTCCAGATGTTCCGACCGCTTTTTTACCTGTTCCGCCGAGAATAACCCTGTTTCCTCTAAGGCTTCCTATAACATCAATAGTCGGTTCATATTCTAAAGATACACCACCAGTTTTTCCTAATAAGGTCCTTCTGTTAAATTTAGTTAATATGACACCGTCTGGACCAGTACCAGGTGTTGTATAAGTTGTATCTGAATATGTTGTAAAATAAAATTTTCCTTCTGCTTCAACTTGTAATACTAAATGCATTGTCGTTCTTGCATCAGTTTTAACTCTTAAAAACATTGTCCCGTCATCTAATATAGCCTTTTTTAACAAGTTAGCAGTCCAAGCGTTGCCTTCGTGTATTTTTTGATGTACTAAATCTATAAATACTTTTGGATAACTCATTTAATCACCTAATCTTTCAACTAATTCTTTCTTTGTTCCGTAAATTGGTAATTCTCTTTCTTTACATTTTTCTTTTAATTCACTATTAGTTAGTTCAAATAAATCTTCTTCAATTTTAACTTCTTCCTTAACTTCTTCCTTAACTTCTTCCTTAACTTCTTCAACAATTTTAAAACCAAGTCTTTTAAACTTATCATCAAATTTCTTTTGTGTTGAATTTCTATATATACCACCTTTTTTTATTAACATATACACCTCCTTATATAATTTAAGGGAAGGTTAAACCTCCCCATCAACTATTTTATGCCTGTGCAACTGTATGAACGTAAATACCGTCTGTTTTATTATCAAGTACAAATAAATCATAGTAAATACGGAAATCATATTTGTATGCATCTTTGTCTTGATTAACATCTGGTGAAAATACTCTAACTTTTTGATGTTTAACCGCTGAAATAACTGATGATGGATGTACAATCATGAAGTTAAGATCGAAACCACCCGCTGCTTTAGTATATCCACCAGCTTCTTCGCCACCTGTTGAACCATCTAACATAGTAATTGCTGAATAGAATCTGCCTTGTGGCACTTTAACAATTTCCATTCCGTCATATGCTTGAATAGTTCTGTTGATTCCTGATGGTGTTGTAATATCTAGATTTCTAGTAAATAAATCAGAATTTTGAATATTTTTAATCATTTGTGATGTAGCATATAAAATTCTTCCTTCTTCTGGCACTTCTGCATCGTCCATTACAACTTGTGCTGTGTCAACCGCTTCTGCTGTTGTGCTAGATGTTAAATCAGCACTTGCTTCTGTTCCTGCACCGCCTGCCATAACTGAAAATCTATAAGCATCAACTTCTGGTACTTCTGCTGTTCTAATAAATTCACCAGCTAATCTGCCGAATGCAATATCTGCTGTTTCTAAGTTATCCATGTTATCGATTGAAAAACTTCTAGCTCTATCTTGACTAAACGTGTGAGTTTCCCATGTCAACGTTGCATCGCCATCTACAAAACCTGTTGCTCTTGAATAATCACCTAAAGCGTCTAAAGACATTTTAGCAATTAAGAATGTTCCTGCAAGTTCTGTTTCTCTAATCATTCCTTGCTCTGCTTCTAAACCAGCTGTCTTAGCTGCGTTCTTGTATACCTCATCTAATAAATCAGTATAATCTACTTGCGTTGTAATAGCATTAGCCATTTAATTCATCTCCTTATTATTTCAATCCCATTGCCTTACGGACATCTGCCTTACCGTCATCTTCAACTGGTGTGCTGCTGTCATCAGGCTTATCATTTTTAATTTTTTTCTTTGCAAAATTGTGAGTGTACTTTTCCTTTAATGGATTCACAATATCATCTTCACCAAGTATTCTTTTATCATCATTTAACTCTAAACTTTTAAGTTTATCGTCATACTCTAGCTTTGTTATAATCAAATCAGTTGTTTCTGCATCTGCTCCTTCTTCTATTAATCTGTCTTTGAGTCTACTTTTAATATCCTTTAATTTAATGCGATCATTAAAACCATTTTTTATTGTTTCTAATTCTGCATCTTTCTCTTTTGTAATTGCATCAACTTGTGATTTCAATTCATCATTATTTTTAAGCAACTCATCAACCTTAGAAGATTTGTCTTCAATAGTTTTAATACTTTCTTCTAATTCTTCTATCTTTGATTCTCTTTCTTTTAACTTATCTTTAAAGTCATCACTAGGCATAAAATCCTTAGGAATGTTATGTTTCTCAAAATCAACAATACCTTTAATCTGTTCTTCTTCTAGTCCTAACTCTTTCAACTTGCTTTCTAAATTATCAAATGCTTTTATCATTTCTTTCCTCCTATAATCTATTTATATAGCGACTCTCACGCTTATAGTTTTCCATTAGCCCTAGTTTATTGACATCTCGGTCATAGGCTATTTTATATCAACACAATTAAGTGTTATAACATTATAATCTTTTCTTCTTCCATTCATCTACACTCTTGTAACCTCTTAACTTGTCATGTTGTATTTGTTCAATCGACTCTGGTAGCAATGCTGCCAATGTACATCTACAATTAACTATTTCTGCTGCACCCCCTGCCGGATCACCTGGTTTCATCATTCCATTGCTGAAAGGTTTATCTATATCTTGTATTTCATTATTGAGCGAAACGTGGGAATCTCTTGTGTCGCTATCGTTTGTAGCTATCCATTGTTTCTTTAGATTTATACCTTTCTTTGTTGCTACGTTAAACCCTGCTTCTCTTGCATCTGCCATAACCTTTGTAGTTTCAGTTCTTGCTATCTGTGTAGCTTTATTTGCCCCAACTTCTAAATCTTTCCTTATTCGGGCCGATGCTTTTTGAATGCCATCGCCTTGTGCTACTGATTGAGCTAGGGAACGTCTTAGTCTTGACCTGACATCTAACTTTAAATCTTTCAACCCACCTTCCATAAAAGGATTTTCTATTGCTGCTGCAACTTGTTTTCTGTCTATCGATGTGAACCCTAATTTAACACCGCTTTGTTTTTCCAGTGCATACCCTGTATTATAATAATTTATCTCATAAGCATCTTTTAAATATGTCTTTAGTTGTGTAACTTCTAAACTTTCGACTGTTTTAAGTTGATTATATAGTTCTTTTGTTAAGCTATCTAACCTTTTATACTTGCCCATTTCAGACTGATTAAACTTCCCGTCTGCCATCTTTGCCATATACTTATTTAATGATGTCTTGCTTTCATTATATGCTGCCTGATAAGTACTTTTAATCTCTTTGATAAACAACTTCTCTCTCTTTTCTGTCATCTTTGTTGCATCATCTAATATATCTTTAATTGCCATAATATCACTCGTCCAATGTTATCGATTGTTTTTCTGCTTCCAACCTTTTCATTAATTCTTCTTTATCAATATCTATATTCTCTTTAACAATATCCAACTCTAATGTTAATTCTGATAACGTTTCATCATCAAATATGCCGGATAGTAAACCTATTGTTTCCACTTGTGTCTTTTGTATATTTGCTTTCTCTAATTTATTCATCAGCATAGATCTGTCAAACTGCAATTTGTTATCAAGTACAACACCATTACCAATAATTGCATTAAATTTATTAGTAAGTGTTTTAACTTGTTCCCAAAAGTCCATAAATTCCATTTCAAAGTCATTGAGTTTAAAGTTTAAGTTCTCAAACATTGCTTGTATTGCTATAACGGTTGAATTGCCTGCTGCGATTTCATTAATATCAACGGACATTCCATTTTCATATATATCGGCCCGTTTCTTTTTAAGAAATGTCATCTTAGCTTCCGTTGGTACTTTAAGTTGTTTGTAACCAATCTCGCCGTCCGATGGAAGGTTTGCTGTTTTCCACTTTTTAAGTTGTTTCATAAATTCGCCGATGTTTTGCCCACCATAGTTTTTTAACGTATAATAAATTTCTTGAAAGTCTATAATGTTATTTGCGAAGTCTGAATCAACCCTATCATATATATCAATCTGTTTTTTAATAGGCTTTAAATCAGTTTCCATTAAATCATTATTATAACATATTGCAAACGGAGGCATTCCTAAATCAATTGTTTCCGCTCCGATTACTTCATCATTTCGTGTGATTTCGTTTTGCATAACTGGTGATTCGCCTAAATATTTCCACTTATTCTTTTCTTTCACATAGACCATTTTAATTTTATTAGAATATATAATGGCCCGTTCCTCATTAGTCATATTCTTATAATGTCGCATGATTAAATCTGGTTTCTCACTATTACTTAAGAATATAGGATATATTTCGTCACCATCTATCACTTTGTATTTAACTTCGCCGTCTTCTATATAAAACTGCCATGCACCGTATATCTTGTAGCTAACTTTTTTTCCTAGACTTCTCAAATCTTTAACTAAGTTTGGGAATATTTCAAATGTTTCGTCCTCTTGATCTGATAATGTCATTTCATTATTAATCAAATAGTTTACCTTTTGCTTTACTTGTTGTGGAAAGAACCCACTAGGTAGCTTAACGTTAGATGCAAACGGGTTTTCAGTTGCCACCGTTGTTTTACCATTGTCATAAGCCATTTCCTTTTTAGCGTTCATTATAGCAATATTTTCTTGTTTAAAATAAGCTTCCCCTTGTTCCATTTCTTGTTTCAACTGTGAATGTTTAGATATCTGCTTTTCTAAGAAATCAACTTCATTAGCCAAATTACCACCTCTCTAATTGTAAAAACTATCCCACGAATTATTATTGCTTATATCTTCGCACCCATACCTTAATGCATCTATCAAGTGATTATTTCTATCCACTGGTATAGGTAGTACCTGTCCATCTTTACTCTCTTTATATTTATATAAACTAAATTCATTTTTTGTATTAGTACAACTCGTATGAATTATAACTTCATA